ATGAAGGGAACAAAGTCTGCTGCTGATGGCACTCAAGAAAGTTTAAGTGAAATCTCAAGAAATTTAAGGGCAGAACTACTTCAACAGTTTAGTGAGAAGTTGAGTGCTATTTCAGATAAGCTTGTGGAAGTAGGGAAAGAAGCGTTAGAAGCTGCTGCTCAAATGCAAGCTAGTAATGCTCAATTTACTACTGTTTTCGGAGATATGGAAACTCAAGCAAGAGAAGCATTGAATGCTATTGGTCGGGAAATGGATATTGTCCCAGAGCGTTTACAAGGGTCATTTACTCAGATGGCTTCATTTGCTAAAACTTCAGGATTGAATACTTCCGAAGCTTTGGATCTAACTTCTCGTGCGACTAGGGCAGCAGCAGATGGTGCAGCATTTTATGATAAGTCCATTGAGAGCGTGACAGAAAGCCTACAATCCTTTTTAAAAGGAAACTTTTCTAACGATGCGGCTCTTGGTATCTCTGCGACAGAGACAACTAGGAATGCCGCTGCAAATAAATTGTACGGAAAGTCATTCAAGGACTTGAGCGAAGCGCAGAAGCAATTGACCTTGCTTCAGATGGTTGAAGACGGGAATAAACTTTCAGGAGCACTTGGACAGGCTGCAAGAGAATCAGACGGCTTAGAAAATGTGATGGGGAATCTGAAACAAGCCGGAACCAATGCATTGTCTGCTATAGGTCAGCCACTTTTAGAAATGATGATTCCAGTGTTTCAAACATTGGCAAGCATTGTGAAGGGTGTGGCTGAGCTGTTCAGTTCGTTACCTGGTCCAGTAAAAGATTTTGTTGTTATCTTAGGAACAGTTGTGACTGCTGCAGGGGTCATAGCCCCCATATTCTTATCATTGCAAGCCCTTGCTGAGTTTTTGAAAATATCTATTGGAGAAATGATAATTGCCGCATTGCCAATTATTGGAACAGCTATTGCAATTGCTGCTGCAGTTGCTG